TAGCTTCGTCAATCTCTTGAGTAGCAATACCAGTGATGCCTGATGTCTCTTGTTCAACTACTTCTAATCGACCTTTAAGCTTACGTGTTAGGGATTGAATGTTTGCGTATTTCATAATTTACCCGTAAAATAATTTTCCAACATAAGGTAGATAGCCTTGACGAATAGCAGACTTACCTTCGCGGAATGTATCTAGTTTGGCACGATAGTTGGCTCGGTTGTTCGCACTTTCACGGATTTTGTTTTTGGCTTCTACTTCCTGTTGCCTGTGAATTGCTTCGTTAATTTGTTGGTCAGTCATTTCGGCTAGTTCATCGTCGGGAATATCATCGATACTATAATATCGTTGGCGACCAGTTAAATTTAGGAACTCGGCAACTCCACTACGCTCTGAGGCAGAAAAAAGAAGTGAGGGTTTGTCTGAACTAAAAGAAGCAATGTCTGTATTCATAAATGCAAATGTCATGCTCTTGCCCATACCTGCTGAGATTACACCTTTGCGTCGCTTTACTACTGGTGCTGTAAAACCGCCACTTTTCTTGTTAGTGGCGTTGGGACGAGCTTGGGGCAATCGGTCGCCGAAGAGTGGCTTCATTGCCCCTTGTTTCATTTTTTGCCCTGCGAGTGGGTTAGTTGGAAGTTGATTTGGTAGCATCAATGTTCTCTGCGGTGTAGCCGAATGTCTTGAGTCCTTCGTAGACTAGACCAACTGTGGGGTCGGGCAGTTCAAAGTCGATAACGGCGATGTCTTCCCATTTTTTGCTCTTTAGCGGAGCGATGCGGTCTAGTTGTGCATATGATTCAATTTTAGCATCTTTACGAGCTTCGGTGATTTTTTGGGTCGCTACTTTGCCGACGAACTTGAGCGCTTCGATTTCGGAAGGTTCACAAGAGTTGATTTTCAGCTTTTTGACGCTGACGATGACGGGGATGTTTTGGAAACTAACGTCATTGCTTGCGATGAAGTTGATGTCGGGAGCTGCGGTTGTGGGTTGGACTGATTGGAAGTCAGATGCATTAACTAGGATTGCTGTGGATTTGGCTCTGGCTTCATCAAGGTCGATTTCGGTTTCATTATAGATACCTTCTGGGACTAAGAATCCGCTAGAATTTAGGTACGCAGGAAAAATACGATATTTACGAGGAGGGGCTGATTTAATGCTCATGTTTGTATAAGTGTAGATGTATTTATGATAGCAGAGATTGTTCTGCGGCAAGTCTGGCGGCAATTGCATCTTCCAGTTCAATGAACGTCCCAAGAGTGTGCCTCTTATTGTTTATATTGATTACTGCACGATACTTACCATTGTCACGTAGTTGTACTCCAGTAGGAAGAGTTTTTTCTTTCTTAGGTTTATTAAAGAAATGTGCAAAACTTTCGTCTCCATCGTAGTAATATTTCTCAGCTTTAACACGCTGCTCCTTTGCTTCAACTTCGGTTTTAAATGACCCAAGTTGTGCAGTTTTTCCATTGAGACGAATCCTAGCTAACCAAACACCTCTACTTTTATCGAACACTACTCCTCCACCATAATGTTTCTGGTTGTGTGCTGTGTTTGCTTTTAGTTTTGCTGCCTCTAGTTCTGGTAGTAAAGATACATTAGCATCCCAGTAAACTTGTTCAGCCAAGTCCCTAACATTACGTGCAAGCCCCTCTGTTTTGTAAATTCCAAGATAAATGCGGTTATCATTTACTGTAATATGAACTTTCCAAGTGCCATCAGGTGTAAGCGTTACGCCCATGCCCTTTTTACGTGCATTAACTGTGTTTGTTATAGCCCAAGCTTTTAAGCCTTCTAGCTCAGTTTTTACTGTATCATCATTATCCCAATACAACTGTTCAGCTAACTCTTTAACTCTCCTTGCTACAGTCTCGTCTGCGTATGTTCCCAGATACGTGTCTGTCTTATCTCCCAGTAACTTAATATTTACCTTCCAAGTATTTGTATCGGTAAGGTAGACACCAGACCCACGCACTCTTCTAACTTCAGCCATCTCAAGCTTCAACTCTTCTGAATGTTTCTTACCAAAATTAGGGTTAGCCTCCCCTCTTCTGAGAGACATTTTTTGTCTTGTAGATTCTTTTATAGGAGGCAAGGCTTTCAAATGATTGGCAACTCTCACCATGTTGTAGCATTCTCGCCAATCTAAAATAGCGTCAAGATACTTTTGCTCGACAGCCCTTAACTCTTCTATAGACATACCTAAACATTCTTCTACAATATCGAAACGAAAAGCAGACTCGCCGTATTTATTGAAAGCAGCTTGCAGATGAAAATTAGCGTGTTTATTTACTCTAAGTTTTGAAAAATGCCCGTAATGTCTTTTCTTAATGTTTACGGTAGAGCCAACGTAATAAAGCCCATTTAAAGTATTGGTAATTTTATAGATACCAGCAATTCTTGGAAGTTTCATAATTCTGTGATAAGGATACTAAGGAAAAAGAAAAGTGAGGAGCAATCCTTAAGTTGCTTGTCGGGTAGCTCTCCCTACCTCACCTATACATAGTATAACAAAAATCCCTCTAAAGGCACTATACCTAAAGAGGGATTTAATTGAATCTAAGGACTAACTTAAATCTAAGAGAGGATAATTTGAGAACGGCTCGAATCAAATGTTAAGAAATCAGCTAAAGAAACGCTTGTATTAATGTTAGCATTCTTAGCTACTTTCCTTGCCATACCTGTCTTTGCGATAGTCGGACACGCTATAAGTTGCATCGAGACTGACTCAGAAATATCTAAAATTGGGGTCTTAGACCATGTTCTTTGGAAAATTCCTGCCCGTTGATTGTTCTCGATAGTTCCGCCAAGAATACGGTTAAATTGTCCTTGACGAGACAAGAATACAACAGTACCTTCATCTAACAAGCGAGTAGGAGCCGACTGACCATTTGCGTCTGAAAGCTCTACTTGTCCATCTTCGAGGACAAACTTAGGCAAGAAACGACGACTCATTACTTCGTTAAGTTGGTCAATCGAAGGAGTCCCAGTGATAACATTACCAAGAACGTTAGCAGCAACCACAGCTTCCTTAACAGACTTACAACGAGCAATATTTAAGAGCAAGCGCTCAGAAATTGCGATTTCGTCAGCAGGGAAACCATTGGTGTACTTGTACTGAGTGTGCATATCTGCAAGGTCTTGCAGAGGGTCAGCAGTTTCGTGCTGAGTCCAATCACGCTTCAGTGAGTCAACAGTCTCAGTGCCATTGAAGTCAGTTTGATAGATAGGAAAGGGGAAGTGGTTGGCGCGGATGCCGATTGCCTTTGTCCAGTCGAGGTCTGCCTTCAAGCCTGTACGTTGGTCAGTGTACTGCATCTTACCAGTCTGTAATGTCTGCCAAGCCAAGTAGTCAATCAAGTTGATGTGACCGCGAACGAGCGAAGCGAGAGTACCGAAGATGTTTTTAGCAAGTTCGTTGTCTTGACCGAGTTGAACTTTACCTTCCGAAACTTGAATGTTCTGAATAGTGATGTTACGAATCTTAGCGAGTTCAGAAACTTCAGCCATACGCCATTGAGTGTCTTCATCCCAGTGATAAGCAATCGCAGCTTTGTAGTTACGAGCTTGAATCTTGGAGAAGTCGCCCTTTTTGGCTTCAGGGTAGTCCTGACCAGTTGCAACAAGAGACGCAATGGGGTCAACGGTTGTCGAGATGTAAGCAAGCCAGTCACGACCAGTCTTCTCAACCAAGGGAACGTAAGTATTGAGAACCTTAGAGCGTTCCTTCAACTGACGGAGAGTGTTGTTTACAACGAGGTCGGCAGCCTTAGCCGCACGTCCTTCTTTTAAGAAATTTTCAATATATGCCATTTTTTGTATGTTCTCCGTTATTTGTTGAAGTATGGTTTAATGTGCAAGTGCAGACCAAACAAACGCTTCAGTTGACGGTCAATGTAGGGCAAGTTATTTTGGTAAATACCTGCAATCTCAGAGATGACGGCAAAGTGACGGACAGGCTCACCAGTTAGGTCTACAGGGTCAGGATACAAACCGAGAACTTCTTCAACGTTAATACCAACAATAGAGTTGATAGGCAGAGCTTGAGCAGCGTTAGCAGCCAAAGTCACCGAGCGAACACCAGTGGTAGCATTTTCAGCGCCGATTGCAAGAATCGTGCCTAGAGGAGTGAGGTTATCGCCTAAGTAACCAGCTTCAGTAGTTTCGACAACAACTTGACCAGCAGCACCAGAGGTAGTGAAGTACACATCATAGCTGTCGTTAGCGTAGATAGTAGCTACAGCAGTAGAACCAACTTGAGCGAAGGTAATGCCAGCAGCCAACAGAGCAGCAGCGTTAGCGGTCGCGAAATCAGCAGCAGCACCAGCACCAGTTTGAGTAGCTCCTACAGTTGCCGAGTAAGTTACACCACCAATCTTGGCAGTAATAACATCACTAGTAGCAAAAGTGCCAACAAACTTGATTCGAGCGAAACAATGCTTAGCGTACAGTACATCACCAACCTTGAATTGAGAGCAAGGAGTCTTCAATGAGATAGTAGGAGAGTTAGTAGCGGTCGCAGCGTTTAAGCGAGTGCGAGGAAGAAAACGGGCAACTCTTTCGCCAGAAGTGCCAGTAGTAGCGATAAATGAGCCTTCAGGAGCTACTGCCTTACCTTCTGCATTGAGAAGGATATCGGCACTCTTAATTTCAACACCATCAATTGCAACTTTTTTAGCTGCGGCGTTGAAGATAATAGCTCTACCGTTGCGGGTAATTGTTTGAGTTGTTAAATACATTCTTTTCTGTTCTCCTTATAGTCCGAAATCCAGACCCATAGCAATCAAGTCGCCCTTAGCAGCTTCTTCAAGGCTAGATGAGAAATTAGCAGTTGCAACTTCTTCAGCGCTAACAGAGAAGTCAGTGAACTGGGTAACATTAGCAACATTACGAAGCAAGCTGTAAGCAAACTCCGACATATTGAGTTGTTCTTGTAAGTCACGCGCACCATTGGTTTGAGCAATACCAGTAAACTGAGCTACTCGTTGGCGAGGGTCAGAGAAGTTACCGATAAGAGCTTCCTTCATTGCAGGGGTGATAATACCGTCAACAACATCTTGGCTAATACGAGCGTTCAAATCAGTCAAAGCTTGAGAAAGATTAGCTTCAAATTGAGCTTTGGCAAAGTTTGCATG